GCTGCGGCTGGTAGTGAGATTACCCGGCAGATTGACGAGCGTGTCACACCTACCATTGAGTCTAAAGTATCGTCCGTTATTACGAACAAAACGGCAGGTATCAAAACCGAAATATTATCCTCCGTTACTACAGAAATATACAATAGGGTGGAAGCTGGGAAAAACGCGGCGGTCACTGAGGCAAAGTCCGCTATCCCTGCCGTTGTGGACTCTGCGGTGCATGAGGCTATCTCCAAAATAGATATTGGGGAAAAAGACTTCGGGTTCACTGGCCGAGACATCGCAGCAACCTCTTACTGGCACCCCGATTTCTGGAACGAAAACACGCAGAAAGGCTCAGAATGGCGTAAACTCCTCAACACTGGGTCTTCCCTCGGCATCGTTGTTCTGGATAAGGCATCTGGTGAATGGGGCGACGCTGTAGACGAAAACTTCCTGAAACAGGGTATGCTCGCTGAGGCTGCGGGCGCGAAATGGTGCGCGTTCTATCTGTCGTCACGTTTCGGTGCTATGGCTGAGGAAGCGGACGCTGCGTATCGTGAAGAGGTTCGCAAAAATCTGAACGTGACAATGGATAAGGTCGAGCGTGCAACATTCGATAGGATCGTGCAGCAGGCTAAGAACATTATCTCGTGGTATAAGGGGCCTGATAAGATTCGGAAAGTCGCCATTTTTGTGGACGAGGCTGTGCATGGCTGGTCTGAGGGGCAGAAAAAGGTTATCCCTTGGTATAAGCGCCTGTATTTGCGTCTCAAGAAGGAACTGGGCGAGGATGTTCTGATTATCATCAACCCTGGTGCGAACACTGTACCGGAGATGATGGAAGCATGCGACGTTGCTATCACCTATGAGTCGTCCGCATCGAAATATATTGACCCGGCAACGAAGTTTATTCACCCAGACCACTATAAGACCATGCCCGCGTGGAGGTTCTGGCATGTTATTCATGGTGTCACTAAAGACAATATTGATGCCGTGTTTGCGACTGCTGAGAAGTTCAATATTGGGCACCTGTACGCTACAGATCAGACGTTCTCTGTCGGTACAGGTAGCGAGGATGAACCAGAAGACAACCCTTACGATTATGCGCCTTCTGATTGGGTTGTACAGGACACTAAATCGTGGGTGAAAGGTGTTCTGCCGTTTGAGCAGCGCGTATCCGCGTTAGAGTCTGTCCGTACTGTCCCGGCTGGTGGAACATACAGCCTTTCGGAGGGGCAGAGTATCGGAGGTTTCTTCCTGACCGGTGCGGTTACCCACCCGGCTGGTGTGCAGTGGCAGACCCCGAATAGTGTGGCACCGTCTACTGGGTTAGTTATCCTGATCCGCGCGAACGACACTATATATGGGTATGCGCCTGGCATGACCTCTGCACCTGCGGTGGCCTCTGCCCAGACAGCGGTCGCTTCGGTTCCTTCGACCGGGTGGCGACTGATGACCGAGCATTGGAAGATACCAGGCGGATATATCTATATGCGCCGCGACGGGAACCAAGTAACCATTCTCGCTGCCAATCATTTCACAGGCGGCTCGACCATCCCCAAGGGAAAGTATTTGCAGCTGGCTTTCCCCTCAGGATTCCGGCCAGACGTCCCTAAAGGCCCGTACACTGCGGAGACTCGAATTCGCGCTACCTTTGCCCAGGCTGTCCTAACAGGAAACAGCGGGGAAATAAACGGCGGCCGAAACCGCATGTGGATTATCTGGGATACCGACGAGACCGTCCGCAACCGCAAAACGGACGTCAGCTTCAATATTCAGGTTGACGCCGAAGCGATTCTCGAAGGCGGGCAGATCACCTATATAACCGCCGAGCCGTTCCCACAAGAGCTGCCCGGTTCACCCATCCAATAAGAGGAGAAAAAATGTCAACTATTGAACAGGAACTCATCGCCGCAGCAGATACCCGTCTGCTCGCTCGTGCTGTGCAGACAGCTAAACGTCTGCGCATCCCAAACGCCCAGGCGCTCATTGAATCGCGTTTCGGTGAACTGGTGTCTCTGAACACCACGTCAGAGGGAGCGAAAACCATTGCGGAAGAGCACTCCTTCGCGGTTCAGCAGTGGAAGACGAAAAAGGCTGAGCTGGATCAGAAACAGGCAGCCCTCAATGCCGAATATGACGCGCTGCGAGAACCAGGTGCTGACCCTGCCCGCGTCACTGACGAATATTTGGTTTATGCGGTCAAGCAGCTTACCGCCTCCGAGGTACATAGTGCCTAACCCACAGCTGCAGCCCCAGGTGTTTGGTGCTGCTCGTGAGGCGTTCGCGGCATGTATAGCACGGACGTTGAGGGAGGTAGCCGATGCCGCATCTTGATTTTTACTCTGACGCGTTCTTCGGGTTCGCTGGCATCCTGGTTGGCGCTATTTTTGCGTGGTTTGGGAAGCGGAAAGAGCTTTCAGCTGGTGAGAATAAGGCGCGTCTGGATGCTACGGCGGCGCATGTTGATCGTCTTGACAGGGAAAATGAGAAGCTGCGGTCTAGGCTTGAGAAGATAGAGGAAGAGACTCGGCAGAGTCAGGCGGAGGCCTACGCGATGCAGGATAAGGCGCGTATGGCGTTGTCTATGGCGGTGTCGCATCTGGTTATGCTGACTGGGCATATTAATAATAGGATGCCGCCTCCGGCACCTCCTATCCCGGACGAGTTGGAGTCGTATATTCATTCTCTGCTGTTGTGGTCTCAGAATTTTCCGACGGTTCAGCCGAAACAGCATGCGCAGCCTCGTGATCCGCCTAGTGACGGGGTAAGAGAGTAGAATAGATGTTGTGGGCAGCCCCATATATTTTTTTATGGGGCTGTCCTTATTTAGAGAAAGGAGGCCGCATTGGGTTATCAACTCGTGACTGACCGTGACGCAAAGAATTTCACGCTTGGTTCGCAGGTGCCGGCAGTCTTTGGCTACCCCCGCGTGATTACAAATATCACGTTGCACTGGTGGGGTAAGCCGGAGTGGCGGCAGACATGGGAGCAAGTCATGAACTTTTTTTGTGACTCGCCCAGCGTTACTACTAGCGCTCATGAGGTCATCTCTGACGGTATTGTCGGTTTGATTGTGGATCATTCTGCCGCCGCTTGGGCTAACGGTAACTCACAGGGGAATGCTCAGAGTATCACCCTGGAATGCAACCCGCGCATGAGCGCGGGAGATATGGGGACGGTAGCAGCCAGAATCGCCGATATATGGCGAGAGCAGGGGCGTATATTGCCTTTGACTGAGCATCGAGATTGGTTCGCTACCGAATGCCCAGGAACATATTCCAAAGCGGAAATGACTAGGCAGGCGATGCTCGCCTACAAGGGTGTCGCAGCAGAAATCCAAACAGCAATTAATGAAGGGGGTCTATCGGTGGCAGACATCGAGACCATTAACAAGAAACTGGATTCCATCGCAGAGGGTATCCAGTACATCATTTCGTACTCGCAGCCTGGACGCGACGGCATCAACGTTGACTCCACGACCGCTAACTGGATGCGTAATAGTGCCCGCGCCGCCGAGTCCTGGGCATACGGCATCGACGGTGTTTCGCATCAGGGACAGCTAAATAAGGAGTTCCAAGACCTGCGCGCTAAGGTCAATGAGCTTGTGTCGCGCCCGGTCGCACAGTCTACGCAGGTTAGCATCCAGGCGGACGATCTGCGGGCTGTAATTCGTGAAGAACTATCTAATATTCGTTTGAAGGGAGAGGCTGCATAAAATGGCAGAGAACACTAATGAGACCCGATTCGTGGGCAATGTAACTAAGTCCACTACCGGCGCTACTTTGTTTGCTGGTTCGATCCTAACCATCGTGAATTATGGTCTCGCCCAGGCAGGAATCACCATCCCTGCTGAGGTGCAGACCGCCGCTGTTACCGTTATTCTGGGTCTGGTCGTACTGATTACTGGCCGGAACACTCGCGGCGAAAAAGCACATCTTGAGGGCGCTATCCAGGGCGAAACCGCCGCAGCCCTAGCAAACCTAGACCTGTACGAGGTTCTGGAGGCTATCGCTGATGGTGTAGCTGCTGATGCACGGAACGCGGCACCGCATGAGGCTGATGGTCGCGCTGCATTTGAGGAATACCGTAACACTGGTAAAGTACAGCCTGCACAGCCTGATACTGCGACTGATAATGTTGCTTATGATATGACCGGTGGCCGCGTGTATCGTTTTGGTGAACCTGGCGCTCCTGAGGGTGGCTCTGAGGGGCAGATTTATGATCCGCGTGTTGGTTGGGTTGATGATGTGCCCGACCAGTTCGGTAACGAGTCCGTGCCTCACTAATACTGTGCAGCTATAAAATGTTGAATAGTTGAACTAGATGCCCCGCAGCTCTAAAAAATTTGAGCTGCGGGGCATCTTTTTTTGCTTCCAAAAAATCCTTCTATAGGTTATTTGACAAGTTACGAGTGTTTCTGTCGGTACGCTTCTGATTTCCGATCCCCGCCAGGTTGTGGACGAGAAACATACCAAGCAGTCAACTGGTTAGCAGTCCACGCATGCTTATCATCAACTATAATGGCAGGCTTAGGTAGTGGATGCTTCTTGTTGATGCGGGGAAGTGTGTATGCGGCGATACCTAAATATTTCTCAGCCCCTCGCATGGTAAAAAATGGCCCTAAAGTCATTTGCTGCTACACCTCCTCTTTGCTTAGAGATGTAAAGACAGCTCGCACACCTTGAATATGTGGCTGCTGCTCAATTCTATTGTCTCCTTGGGTTGCAGCATAATGTTTGAGACAGTCATAAACAGATCGTCCCACTGCCGCAGTCTTTCCATTATTATCACGTGCAGTCCATTGCCGTGTCCGCTGAAAAAAGCTGCCTTTGCCTTTCATTATGGCAACTTGCTCTCCGTCTTTGTGAATTTCTATCTCAGAGTAGCTCCGCGAGTGTAGCGTGTATTTTGTCATTCTTATTGCCTTATCTTTTTCTGTCAGTGCCGTATTACCCTGACGTAATCAAGTGTAAGCTATTTATACACTTGAAAGCAAGTTTGTGTAGAGTTAAACAACCCACAAATTTTTGAAAGTGGTGAGTTTATCGTGAATCTACCCGCCATACACTCACAAAAACCTTGTAATTACAAGGAACTTGCACCAGAATCTAAAATCATATCTAAATTTCGTCACCTTCACCTATCGTCCCTAAAACTCAAGCCGTACCATCCCGTGCGCCGTGTATTCACAAGACCACAAGAGGCAGAGACATGTTTTAGAGTTCCTTAAAGTTCTTTATAATCC